GCACCAGGGCGCCTATGGCGTCATCGACGCGCTGCGCCAGGGGCTCGCGGGCTGGCAGCCCCCCCAGGCTGGCCGCGCCGCCCGCATCACCCGTGACGAGTTTCGTGGTCGGGAAGGCTCCGTCTGGCAATGGGCCGTGGCGGTCGAAATCCCGGCCCTCTCCATCCCCATCGATCCCGTGGAGGACGTGATGGGGATCCTCAAGGACACCACGTTCTACCCGGAGTTCCCATGATCGCTGGCATCTACAAAGGTCCCCTCCAGGCCCTGAGCCTGGAAGGTTCCGACTTCTCCCTCACCCCGGGCGCCCGGGTCGAACTGCCCGACTGCGACTACACCCAGACCCTGATCGCCTCCGGGCTGCTCGTGCCCGAGCCCCCCACGAAGGCGACCGCACCCAAGGCCAAGGAGACCAAGCCATGAGCTTCCTGCACGGCGTCGAGACCATCGAATACAAGACCGGTCCTTCCAGCGTCGAGACCATCGCCACGGCGGTGATCGGCCTGGTGGGCACGGCCCCCATCCAGAGCCTGGCCGATGCCACCAAGGCGACGGTGAACACCCCCGTCCTCATCACCAGCGACAAGGCCGCCGCCGCCTACTTCGGCGCGGACACCGCCGGATACAGCATCCCCGCGGCGCTGAAGGCGATCCTGGCGCAAGGCGCCGGGCCCGTGATCGTGGTCAACGTGTTCGACCCCACCAACGTGGCGCACCAGACCACCGGGCAGCCGGACCCCGCCAAGGTGGTGGCCAGTGACATCATCGGCACCACCCTGGGCGATGGCACGCGCACCGGCCTCCAGGCCCTGCTCGATGCCAAGAGCCTCTTCGGCTTCGCGCCCAAGCAGATCATTGCGCCCTCCTTTACGGGGCTCACGGGCGTGATGACCCAGATGGACTCCGTGGCCACCAAGCTCCGGGCCATCTGCTGGGTGGACGCCGCGGCGGGCCTCTCTCCGGCCCAGGCCATCAGCGCCCGCGCCACCACCCTCAATTCCTCCAGCAAGCGCATGATGCTCTGCTATCCCAATGTCAAGGTGCTGGGTCCCGACGGCGTGAACCTCGTGCTCCAGCCCCTCAGCCCCTTCGCCGCCGGGGCCTGCGCCGCCCGCGACCAGGCCAAGGGCTACTGGTGGTCCCCCTCCAATACCGAGATGCTCGGCCTCGTGAACCTGGAGCGGCCCATCGACGGCAGTTTCCAGGACGCAAACGCGGACCTGAACCTCCTCAACGCCGCCGCCCTCACCACGGTCTACTCGGCCTACGGCACCGGCTACCGCCTGTGGGGCAACCGCTCCGCCGCCTACCCCGCCAGCAACGACCCCGACACCTTCCTCGCCGTCCGGCGCACCGCCGACATCATCGAGGAGAGCCTGGAGCTGGCCAGCCTCAAATACGTGGACCAGCCCATCACCAAGGCCCTGGTCGACCAGCTGCTCGACGACGCGAACGCCTTCCTCCGGGCCCTGATGGGGCGCGGCGCCATCGTGGACGGCAAGGCCTTCTTCGACGTCAGTAAGAACCCCAGCGCCCAGCTGGCCGCTGGGAGCCTCACCATCGGATACCGGTTCCTGCCCCCCGCGCCGCTCGAAAAGCTCTCGTACGAGGCCTACCTGGACGTGAACCTCTACACCAACACCATCAAGTGAGGTAGCCCATGGGCATCCGCATCAAGCAGCTGATGAACTGCAATCTCTACGCCGAAGGGGGCTCCTTTCAGGGAGCGCTCAATTCGGTCACCCTGCCCGAGGTGAAGCATAAATCGGGCGAGCACAAGGGTGGCGACATGATCGGCGTGGCCAAGCTCCCCGGAGCCATGGAGGCCATGCAAAGCACCCTGAAGCTCAATGGCCTCTACGAGGACTTCCATGCCCTCATGGCCGACCCCAACCGCATGGTGTCGCTCATGGTGCGCGCCAATCAGAAGGTGCGCGACGGCCTCGGCAACATCACCCAGGAGCCCGTCACCCTCTACCTCCGTGGCTGGTGCTCCAGCCGGAAGGTGGGCGAGCTGAAGTCCTCCGAAGGCAGCAACCCGGAATACATCCTGGAGGTCTTCTACTGGCGCCTGGTGGTGAACGGTCAGGACATCGAGGAAGTCGACATCGAAAACTGTGTTCACCGCGTCAACGGTGAAGACCTGCTTGCGGAATACCGCAGCAACCTGGGGATTTAGCCATGGAACCCGTCATCAACCCCTTTCCCCGGATCATTGACCTGCCCTCGGGGCTGCAGGTGACGCAGACCCGCCCCCTGAAGGGACGGGATGCCGTGGCCGCCCATCGGGTCGCCAATGAAGCTACGGACCTGGAGAAGGGCGCGGCCCTGGTCGCCCAGGTGGTCACCGCCAACGGGCGGCCCATGGTCATGGAAGACCTCCTGGACCTGGACCTCGAAGACCTGATGCTCCTCCTGGAGACCGTGCCGGGAAAGCTCAAGGGGTCCACCCCGACCAGCTGATCCAGCTCAGCCGGTTCTGTGGATGGACCTACCACGAAGTGATGGATATGGGCCTGGAAGAACTCGCCTTCTGGCTGGTCCGGGCCCATGCCATCCAGGCGCGGGAAACCCCTGAGGGTGAGTAGGAGCTAGCGTTCTCCCGCATGCAGGACGCCCAGGAAGCCAACCAGAAGCTTCCACAGGGCCTGGAGGGCCGCGATCGCGATCCCCGCCAACCCTATCCCGACAAGCCAATCCGGCATGGAGATCCCTCGTGAATGCAATGCAAGTCGGCGTGATGATCTCGGCGTACGACCACGCCAGCGGAATCGTCGGGCAGATCGAAAACCGTGTCAAGCGCTTCACGGTCAGCATGCAGGACGCCTGGGCAGCCGGGCGGAAACTTGAGGCGATTGGCAAGGGCATGAGGCTGGCCGGAGACGGCATGATGGCCCTTGGGGCCACTGCCGCCGCAGCCCTCAACATTCAGGGCGCCGTGCGGGAAGCCATGGATGCCGAGCATGCCCTCTACCGGATCGCCAACATCGCCGAATGGTCCACGGACAAGCTCAAGGCCGTCCAGGCGGAGGTGCTTGGGCTGACCAGCCGCACCAACCAGAGCCAGATGTCCCTCCTGGATGGCCTGAACGACCTTCTGGCCAAAGGGATGAACGAGGACAAGGCCCGTGCGCTTCTCCTGGATATCGGAAGGACCGCCACCGCCGCCAGTGCGGATGTGAAAGACCTCAGTTCGGCACTGTTCTCCGCCGTGGATATCGCCGAGGTGCCAATCAGTGAAGCTTCCAAGCTGATGGATGGCCTGGTCACAGCCGGGAAAGAAGGCGCCTTCGAATTGAAGGCCATGGCTCGCTACCTCCCCTCGGTGCTGGCCAGCACCAGCGCTCTTGGCATGGGTGGGCGCCTGGGCGTCAACCAGGCCGCTGCCTGGCTCCAGGTCGCACGGAAAGGGGCAGGCACCGAAGAGGAAGCCGCCACCAATTTCCAGAATTTCCTGATGAAGCTCAACACCCCGGAGACGGAGCGCAACTTCGCCAAAGTGGGCGCAAGTCTCAAGGATGAGCTGACCAAGGCCTGGGAGAGCGGCGACGTCATTGGCACGATGGTTCGCCGAACCATGGAGCTTTCCAAAGGAGACATCGGAAAGCTCTTCCAGGACCAGCAGGTGTTGAAGTTCCTCTTCATCGCCAAAGACAATCTGCCCATGGCCCAGGGCATCACCCAGAGGGCCATGGGGGCCGAGGGCGTCGTGGGGAAAGACTACGACCGCATCATGAGATCGTTCAATGAGCAACTTAAGAAGGCCCAGATCCTCATCGTCGAACACCTCATGCCCAAGGTCACCCCGTGGCTGGAGCGGCTGAATGGCCTCCTGACCTGGCTGGGTGGGCACCCCAAGATTCTGGCCGCGGGCATCAACCTGATCCTGGGGCTCCTCCTGGGGGGCGGCATCCTGCGGTTCACCAGCATGGTGATGGGCGCCTATGCCCCCATGGTGCGCCTGGGGCGGAGTGCCCTGGATGCCGGTCGGTATATCGCCTGGGCCACACGGATGTCCGGCAGCTTCGCAGGCGGTCTCCGCAGCTGGGCCACCATGCAGTTCCCCATGATCTCCAGGCTCGGATCCCTGACCCGAAGCATGGGAAGCCTCACGGTCGCGACCTGGGGCAGCGTCAAGAGCCTGGCCTCCTGGACCTGGGCCTGGGTTTCCACCCCCATCCAGACCTCCAAGTACCTGCTGGGCAGTCTGGCCACTGGGATGCAGGCCTTTACGATCGCGACCTGGGGCACCGTCAAGGCTATTTGGGCGCAGACCGTGGCCTTGCTCGCCAACCCGATCACCTGGGTCGTGGTGGGCGTCATGGCCCTGGTGGGTGCCGCGATCGCGCTCTGGAAGAACTGGGACAAGGTGACGGCCTGGTTCAAGGGCACCTGGGTCTGGTTCCAGGAGTTGTGGGGCAAAGTCCCCAACTGGGCCAAGTTCTTCATGCCGATCATCTCCATCCCCATGTTCCTGATTCAGAACTGGCGCAAGATCCCCGAGTGGTTCCGTGCCGCCTGGTCCTGGCTCACGGGGCTGTGGAACAAGGTTCCCGGATGGGCCAAGCTCTTTGTGCCCTTCATCGGTGTGCCTCTGCTCATCGTCAAACATTGGGGCACCATCAAGGCCATCCTCGGGGCCGCCTGGGAGTGGGTAAAGGGTTTCGCCGGGCGGATGTGGGACGCGGGAAAGAACATCGTCAAGAACATCGGCGATGGCATTCTCGCGGCCATCAACTCCCCCGTGGAAGCCATCAAGAAGGTGGTGGCCAAGGTCCGGGAATTCCTGCCCTTCAGCCCTGCCAAGACCGGCCCCCTCACGGATATCCACCGCATCAAGCTGGTGGAAACCATCGCCGACAGCATCTCCCCGGCCTCGCTGGTGTCCAAGATGCAGACCGTGGCGGGTGCTGCCCGCAGCGCCCTGGGGAAGGGCCTGGCGGTGGGGGCCTCCGTTCTGGTGGGCTCCAGCCCGGCGATGGCAGGGGGCTCCGCCCGTGGCATCACCATCGAGATCAACGTGGACGCCCGGGGGGCGGCGCCCGGCGTCCAGCAGGACATCGAGCGGGCCATTCTGAAGACCGTCCCGGCCATCAAGCGCGAACTGGAGCGCCTCCAGGCGGGCGATAGCCGGAGGAAATTCTGATGTGGGGCGCGCTCGGAGATCTCCAGTTCAGCCTCCTGGGAGGCCCCTACGAATTCCAGGACAAGCAGGAGGCGGAATTCGCGGAGCACCCCATCCTGGGGGATGCCCCGCGCCTGCAGTTCATGGGGCGGAAACTCGAAGAGATCACCCTCAAGATCCGCCTGCATCCGCTGCTCACCTCCAACCCTGACCTGGATCTGCGCTCGCTCCGGGATTCCATGGTCCAGGGCGATATCCAGGAGCTGGTCATCGGCCAGGAGCAGAGCGGCACCTATGCGGGGAAATTCGTCATCACCTCGCTGGAGCATGACCGACTGGAACAGTGGCCCAACGGCAGGCTCCGGATGGCCGATGTCACGGTGCAACTCAAGGAATGGGTGAAGGCGCCCGAGTTGGGCATCTCCTCCCGCAAGACGCCCCCGGCCATCAAGCGGAAGGGGCAGGCTCCGCCTCCCTCCACGCAGACGAAGACCGAGAAGACCCGCTACGGCCAAGGCAAACAGGGGAAGCCATGACCGACGTTCTGCACCATACCGCCGCCCTCGGCGACCGCTGGGATCTCTTGGCCGACCTATATTACGGCGACCCCCTCCGCTTCGAGCCCCTGCTGCGGGCCAATCCGGATCTGGCCTCGGCGCCCATCCTCCCGCCAGGAGCGCAGATCCTTGTGCCCATCCTCGACGAGGTGGATTCGGTTCCGGCGACCCTCCCGCCCTGGAGGCTCGGATGACGGAAGTTGTGCCAAGGCCCACGGCGGTGATCCAGGTGAACCACCGCGACCAGACCGGCCACTTCAGCCCGTGGCTGGAGGAACTGACCTTCACCGACCATCTGGCCGGGGAAGCCGATGGCCTCGAAATCAAACTGGACAACAGCGATGGCCGCTGGTTCCGGGAGTGGTATCCCGTCAAGGGCTCCACCCTGGAGGCATGGCTCGGCTACGAGGGTTCGCCCCTGCTGGGCACGGGTGAATGCCAAGTGGATGAGATCGAGCTGGAGGGCGGCCCAGACCTTGTCACGATCCGGGCCCTGGGCGCCGGGAACCAAGTGGCGCTCCGCACCCCGAAGAGCCGCGCCTTCGAGGGGAAATCCATGCGGGCCATCGCCAACGAGGTGGCTGCCACCCACGGCCTGCGGCTGGTGGGCGAGGTCCCCGATATCGTCTGGCGCCGTGTCACCCAGAACCGGGAAACGGATCTCGGGTTCCTTTGCCGCCTCGGAGAGGAGCACGGCCTAGTCTTCTCCGTGAAGGGCGACAAGCTCGTCTTCCACGACGTGCAGAAGCTCGAGGGCCAGGGCCCCATTCTGAAGCTCACCCGCAGCGACCTGAGCACCTTCCGCTTCCGGGAAAAGGTGGTGGAAGGCGGCGCCTCCGCGGCCTACTTCGACGGCAGCACGAAGGAACTGCGGGTGGTGGAGCTGCAGATGGAACATCCCCACGCCGACCGCAAGAAGATCCGGAGGCGCACGGAGTCCACGGCCCACACCCAGCGCCTGGCCAGAGCCGCCATCCAAACCTCCAAGAGCTGGGAGCGCGACGGCACCCTCACCCTGCCGGGCCATACGCGCCTGGTGGCCGGGGCCAACCTGGAATTGACGGATCTCGGTGTGCTGGACGGCCTCTGGCTCATCCGGAGCGCCCGGCACACGCAGGCCAGGGGGCAGGGCTACACCACGGAACTGGAGGTGCGCCATGTCGCCAAATAACGCGCCGATGTGGCGCCGCGGCCTCGTCGAAGGGGTCTGGGTCGCCGAGGGCAAGGTCAAGGTTCGCCTGCCCGACGAGGACAACATGCTGACGGACTGGCTGCCCGTGGGCCAGAGCCTCACCCTGGGGGCCCGGTCCTGTCGGCTGCCCCGCAAAGGCATGCAGGTGGTGGTCTTGCTGGACGAGCACGGCGAGGACGGCGTGGTGCTCTGCGGCATCTACTCGCAAGCGGATCCACCGCCCGGAACCGGCGAGCTGGCGATCTACCTGGAGACAGAGGACGGCACCAAGCTCTCCGTGGACCCCGACACCCAGACCGTGACCGTCGATACGCCGGGCCACCTGGTCGCCGTGGCCGGGCAGGATGCCCGGGTGGAAGCCGCCCAGATCACCCTCAAGGGCGCGGTGACGGTGGAGGGGACCCTTGCCGTCACCGAGGCCACCACGCTTCAGAAGACCCTCGCCGTATCCCAGGACGCCACGATCGGCGGCAAGAGCTTCCTGAACCACCAGCACACCGCCCAGGGCTCCACGGCCCCGACCACGAAACCGATCTGATCCCATGCCCACACCCATCCCCAGCACCCCCTACTGGCAGCCCGCTCTGGGCACCCTCGACGCCTTCGTCGAAGGCCTGGACGAGCTGGCCCAGGCCATCCGGATCATCATCACCACGCCCAAAGGCAGCGTCCCCCTCCGCCCCGCCTTCGGCTGCGACCTGCGGGCCTTCATGGATCTGCCCCAGGGCCTGGCCAGGGTCCGGTTGATCCGGGAGGTTACCGCCGCCGTCGAGGCCTTTGAACCCCGCGTGAAAGTCTCGAGAGTCGAGGTGTCCGGCGCGGCCTTTGGCGCATCCGCGCTGGTCGTGCATTGGTCCCCTAAGGGCACCACCGAAGCGCCCATCCAGACGGAAGTGCTGCTGTCGCCCGCAGAGCCCGCCTCCCCAAGTGCCCAGGTGCCTCCCACCTCCTACGCCGTGACCGGCGGCGTGGTGGACGGAGGCGATCTGTGACCCGCCTCACCATCAAGGACGTGCGTCTGAAGCGCGGGCCGCTGGCCAAAATCCTGGCGGCTGGCCTGGACTACGGCGAGCCAGCCCTGTGCATCGACGATCCCCTCCAGCCGAAGCTCTACGTCGGCGACAAGGACCGAGTGCCACGCCTTGCCTCCGGCTCAGGGGGCGTTTCGGACTGGGCCAGCATCATCGGGAAGCCCTCCAGCTTCGCCCCCTCGCCCCACTCTCACCTGCACGCAGATCTCCCCGCCTATCCCACGCTGGCTTCGCTCGGCGCTGCCGCGGCATCCCACCAGCATGGCGATGCCGACCTCACGGGCCTGGCCTGGTCGAAGCTCATCGGCGTTCCGTCCGCCTTCACCCCGAGCGCCCATTCGCACAGCTTTGCCAGCCTGACCAGCCTCCCCACCACCCTTTCGGGCTACGGCATCACCGATGCGGCCAGTTCCTCACACAGCCATACCGGAACCTACCAGCCTCTCGACGCCGACCTCACCGCCATCGCCGCCCTGTCCGGCACTTCCGGGCTCCTGAAGAAGACGGCCGCCGACACCTGGGCGCTCGACACGAACAGCTACGCCCTGGCCTCACATGCTCACGACTACAGCGGCACCTTCGCGGCTCTGAGCCATTCCCACGCATACTCCAGCCTCACGGGCATCCCGAGCACCTTCGCGCCATCGACCCATACGCATGGCGCTGCCGACCTTCCCAATTTCGCTATGCGTGGTGCCTGGAACGGCTATTCCTACGAAGCCAGCTTGGACCTGAACGGCCTGAATGTGGTCCATGAGCCGCGATTCATGCAGCCTACGGGGCGCACCAACGCGCCAAGTTGGCAGGATGGGGGCATGGCCTATGCCTGGATGAGTGCGGGCGGTGACACCCCGAACCGCGGAATCCAGTGGTATGCCGATTCATCCAATATCGGCTGGCGTGAGCGCAGCGTGAACACTTGGCGCAAGATTTGGGACTCGGGAAACTTCGATCCCGCGACCAAGGCGGCGGCCGCACACACCCACGGGAATGCAGACCTGACAGGGCTGGCCTCCGCTTCCGTCAGCTATGCCACAAGCGCCGGGAACGCATCCACGCTTGGGGGATATCCCCTTGCGAATGATGGCGTTGGACAATCGTGGCCGCGCATTCCTTTTGTGAAGAGCGATGGAGTGATGGAGATCGGGAAGTATCTCGACTTCCATGATTCCAGTGCAGACGGCATTGACTATGCCGGGCGTCTCTATGTCTCAAGCGGGATTCTTCGGTGGTCTGGAGACTTTCAAGGCAGTCGGACATTCCTCTACGACAGCAATACCATCTTGAGCCAGGGATCAGGCTATACGGCGCGGATTAGCACCCCGTCCGGTTATGCAGAAGTTGGCCCAATGAACACAAGCCATTGCCACTTCGTCACGGACCGACCGAGCTTCTACTTTAACACCGCCGCCTATGTGAACGGATGGCTTGCGAATTACGGCGGGCTTTGGGAACTGTCGTCACGCGGCTCCGGCGGCCAGCTCCGACTCAAGGACATCTCCAACGGCCTCACCTATGCCGTGTATCTCGAGAGCGGCAACCTGAAAGTGATCCAGGTGTAGCGGCGATGACGGTCTACCGCCCCACCACCTCGACCGCCGTGGGCACCGCGCTCACCAATCCGGCCTACGCCTACGACAACAACAGTTCCACGGCAGCGACCGGGAGCGCCACCGGGCAGAGTTCGAAAGGCTCCTTCTACTCGGGCTTCGCCTCGGTATCCAACCCCAGCAGCGTGACCCTATCCGTGGACTGGAGCGCCACCTCTGAATTTGTCGAGGCGCCCGATGGCAGCACCACCTTCTCGTTTGCCCATGTCCAATACAGCCCGGACGGCAGCACGTGGACCACGCTGGCATTCTACGAAAGCGGCGCCGTGCGGGCCAGGGGAACCACGCAATACCTTTTGAGCGGGGTGACGCAGCTCTCCAACCTGAAGGTCCGATTCCAGGCATTCGGCGCCAAGCTGGACTATTACGATCCCGAAGCGGGCCGCGTGTTCACCCTGAACGGCACGGCCTCCATTTCGGTCTACGAGGTCTCGGTCGATGTCGTCTCGCATGGCGTGAACCTGAGCCACACGGCCCCCGGCACCGGGACCGGCAAAAAAGTCTACGCCTCGAACCTCTGGAACGCCTCGGCGGGCACCTATGGGACGCCGAGCACCAGCACCCCTGCGATCTTCACCCAGGACGGAAGCAACGGCTTCTGGTTCCTGGACAGCTACTTCTGAGGAGCCAGCGCATGACCGAGATTGGAAACATCCCCGAGCATTGGGGCCATCGCAGCGAAGTCCTGGAGGCAT